GTCGTTTGTTCTTTTTACAACGCCCATACCACAGGTTACCAAGTCATTCACTGCTCTCCTGTACACACGCTGGTCAAAATCATTCCACTCGAGAGTCAAGTTGGCTCCAAGCTGTGCAGCAATCTCTGCATCAGTTTTAATATTAGAGTCAATAAATATCTCTGCTTCCTCTTTCGATTCTGGGATGTCTTTTACATCAGCTTTTACGTTAAGACCCTGTTCTTTCATCTTTGCGATGAGTTCTCTGTTCTCAACGTTAAACATCATTTTGGCTTTCTTCTCGTCTTTCTCTGTTTTAGAAAGAGGGTCAATAGCCGCAACGTTTGGATAAGGCTTTTTAGAAAGTATGTTGTTTACGACAATCTTGACAAACTTGGGAATAATAGGAACAGGTGACCAATCAAGATTTAACAATGTTCCGTCACCACTATTCGGGTCAAGAGAGCTTAGAATCTGCTTGTATATTGAAGTGTCTTGTGTACCATTTGCATAGTCACGATTTGTTTCAAAATCCTTTAACCTACGCCTAAACAGACTTCTTTCATCGTCTGAGTGACCCCACTGCTTTTCTATTGCCTTGGCGTACTTAATTCCGTATGCTTTGGATGTTTTTTGACCGTGAGGTGCAAATGGGTCTGGGAAGTTCCCATATTTACCCTGTTCGTTTTTATTATCGTACATATAGCCTTTCGCAAAATACTTCCTTGCAAATATACGAAAATAAACACCTGTCTATTAGCGCCTTATCTCTTGAGTAAAGCGTCTAAAAAACTTTTTGTCATCAAAGTTGGATTCCTTTTTCTTTTCCTTGAATTTCTGAGCAGCAAGCAGTGCCAAGCCAGAACTGATTGTAAGGTCAAACTTGGTACGGTTGTCTATCTTGTATCCAATCCAATCTTCAAGCGTTCTGTTAAAGTACATTTTTCCCATTTCGCCAGTTTCGCTGTTAATACCAACGTGTTCTTCTACGTATGCTTCAATAGCGTGAGCGTGAGCCTGTATCACATCTTGCGAGTTAGAAGGTATACCCCTTGTTTTGACGTTTGCAGCCGCATTAGGGGACTTTAAATGCTCTGGACGCTTCATTACATACTCTTCGTATCCACGTGCCTCAAAATGCCTTACAATGCCGTACTTGTTGTTCTCTATAAGCAGTGGGTATCCATAGAACACAGCTGCCATTAGGATGTCTTCGTAAAATATCTTTGCAAGAGGCGGTCTCGATGCGTACTCGGCAACAAACATATTGGCAGGGGCAGCCATGCTAAACTTGTTGTACAGGTGACAAGCTCCCTTTGAGCCTCTGTTGTCAACGGTAGAGTCCAAATCATAACTATCCACACCTCCGACACCTATGTGGTCGTTTGCTGGGTACTTCTTTCCGTACTTAATTACGTACTTGTTTCTTATTTCTGGCTTTGGCATCCAAGCAATCCTCCACCTTCCTTGGGCGTTTGGACTGAATACTACCTCACTGTCTGCAACACCATCCTTCCAGCTGAAGTTTCCACGAACAACTGGGTCTGGGTACAACTCTTGATTGTGTTGCACTTGTTCGTATATCTTACCGATGTTAAACGTAGAGCCTTCTATTGAGTCACGCATTGCCTCATTAACGGTGAATGGGAACTGACGAATGAATTCGTTCAATTCTCTTGCGTCATTCTTCAGTGCGTCTCTTTCGTTTTTCAAGTATGTCTTCGCACCTATCGACACAAAGTCACCATCAATGGTCTCTACTGGTTCTTCTGGGTCTTCGGTGATTGGGTTTCCGTACTTGTCAAAGAACCCTTCCAAGGCTTCGTAGGCTGGTATAAAAAGTCTATAAAGCCCAGTCTTTGTTCTTCCGTTGGCGTTTCGGTCTGTTGGGTCTGAGTCTCTCCAAAGTTCTTTATACTGTTTTCCACCCTTATCCATAGGATTGACAGTCGAACCCATAAGGCACTTGCCAACAATCTTACGTCCGACAATAAGACAAGTACGTTCAATACGCCAAGCCTCACGGATGTCAGTAGGTTTTTCCCACTTGCCGCTCTCATCAAGATAGAGCATATGTAGTTTTTCTCCATCGTATGCGTTGTTTGTAGTGTTTTTCCAGTTTATCACTGTGTTCAGAGCCTCTCCTTTGTTGGATGTCTTGTTGCTCTTTGTTATCCGCTTTGACGGTTCACGAAATGCGAGTTCCATACGTGGATTTGTTGTACCGTCTTGTATAGGCTTGAAGAAGAATGGATAGCTCTTAAACATAGGAACTACCTTTTTCATAAAGATATTCTCCTGTGCGTCCTTACCTGTTTTAGACTGTATGCCGAGCAGTTTATCCTTTACCTGTGTTCCCTCGTCTACAAGTATTGCAGCAGACATATTGGTGTATCCAGAACGTCTACACTTTACATAATTCTGCCCTATTGCTCTTGGGTCTGATTCTATGGCTGCAAAATGAAGAAACAGCCTACGTTGGAACTCTAAGTAGTAGCCGTAGCCGATATCCAGCTTCGACCACTGTAACATCATATAGTGTCTCCCTGTAATGTAGACAGGCCTGCCATTATTGAAAAACCAAACACCCTCACGCCTACGTTTAAACTCCTGTTCGATATACGTAGAGAAACGTTTCTTGAAGTCCGAAGGCATCTCAAACCACTCATCCATAGAACGAATCCTTTGCAACTCTCTTGGCACAGGAAGTCTTTGCCACATTTGCATAGATACATCCCTTCCATAGTTGAGTATGTCTTCGTCTTTTGGAGTTTTGGGAATCTGAATATCAACATCACCGATTGTGATGATTTCTCCAGCTGTGTCGTTGGGACATATGTTGATAACGTAGTCATCATACCCATCAATTTTTTTGAGACCTGCCATTTCATTTAATTCTTATTTAATAATCCCAATAAAGAAATATCTGGTTACTTGGAGAACTTCTCTGCGAATCCTCCAGAGTAGTCTTGCTCTTCTTCAATCCCTCCTGTTTCTTTAAGTTCTCTGACCATTTGTTCGAGTCGCTGGTATTCGATAAGGAGTTCTTTTGCATCTGTTGCTGTTTGTTTAATACTCTGTAGTTCTGCTTTTCTCTGAGAACCAGACAGCTCGCCATCAACAGGCTTTCTGATTTCATCAATCATATTGTTAATGGCTATCTCCATAGAGGACAAGAGCCTTTCTGATGCCTCTACTGTATTAAATTTACTTTTCCTTGGCATACATTAATTCAGTTGCTCTCATACGGTACACCTTAGTGCCGTCAAGAAGTTCCATTTCATACTGCGAATTCTTTCGGTAGCCCACCACCTCACCAACGCCCACTCCAAACCACTCTGCACTTCTGGGTAGGGCGAGTAGTTCGCCTTCCAGTTTTGGTTCTTTTTTGAGCTCAAGAATGAGGCCAGAAGCAGTTGTTGTCTCTTCCTCCTCATCTGGGGGTAAAACAAAACACCAATCCCCAAGCATAGTAATATCACCAGCTTCGTCTTCGATTGCGATAGCGTGGTTTCCATATCCACCATTTGGGTCGTAGTTAACAAGGTATAAGTCATCACCAATGTCATAGATTTGCTCCATCACAACGTGGTGGTGGAAGTATAGTATTTGACCAATATATGGAGCGTCTTTAAATCCAGCAGGTGCGGCAACTATATGACCATAGTTAAACCTATGCTGGAATTCATTGAACTTTGTTACAAGCTCAAGCTCTACCCCACCAACGCTCACTTTATCTTTAAATTTTTGTGGAAGCTTGACCACAAAGTGATGTAACGGCTGCATATTAGTCGAAGTTTAGGTCATACTCAAGAATGCAAGGCATATCATCTACTGCCTTCCAAACCATTGTACCTTCCTCGTTCTCGATATAAATGAGATACCGTTTTTTACTGTACTTGTATAAATGCGCCTCGTCTTCAACGATTGCGCTTACTTTTCCAGAGCCAGCACGCATACCTACGTAGTATGCCATAGCATCCTTTGGGTCACGCCCGATAATAATCTTTCTAATCATCTTATTCAATTTAGTACACCAGATAGGATTCGAACCTATGACCGCCACTTTAGAAGAGTGATGCTCTATCCAACTGAGCTACTGATGCGTATCTATTTAATTTACGTCTCCGTCTCTTAGACCGAAGTTTAACCAGTAATCAATGCTTGATGTATCTGGCTTGTTTTCTTCCTCAACTTGTGACCTGTACGCCTCTACGCAGTAAGACATTAAATCGTCCAACTCGTCTTCGTCAGACACAGAGAATGTAGACAACAAATTCATATTTGCTCTTTCGTCACCGTCTTCGTCAACGTATGATGTTTCCATATCTAT